ACGAAAGATCCCCATTTAATCTTTTTTTGTTTCTTCTATATAATTTGGAGCATCTCACTTTTTTCTATCTGTCTAACTGCTGTATTTATTAATTGTAATTCTAATTATTATTGTTATGTCGTCGTATCCTCTTGATTTCATTGCACTTTTTCTCTGTATTTGTGGGCAACTTGTGCGCTGTTTGTGGTCTATTTGTGGTCTATTTGTGGTCTAAAAAAAATAAGTGCAATGATTACAGGGGTTTACTGATCGAAATTTGTGGGCAGTTTGTGGGGCATTTGTGGGCAGTTTGTGATCAGTTTGTGATCTCTGCATTTTGTGCAGTGATTACAATCCTTTGCTGTGCAGAATCGTTATATTTTGGTTACACTCACACACAACGGAGGGCAGCGGATGTCTATGGGATCTATACTCAATCAATACATACATGATCATTTTAAGAATCGGCGGGCCTTCTGTGTAGATATTGGATTCAGAGAGAGCACGGTTTCGAACTGGTGCAATGATCGCGCCACTATCCCACTGTCAAAGATTGCAATTATGGCAGAGTATTTCCATGATCTGACAGGTGAGCCGCCCAATCTTTTTATATTTCGAATTGTAATGCAAGAACCGACGATCCGCGCTGTGCTATCATCGTACCAACAACAACAACGGAGAGCAAAATGAAATATATTGTAATAGATACAGAAACCACGGGACTCGATCCCCAACGGCACGAGTTGCTGAGTTTGGGTGCGATCGTGATGATTGACGGAGTGATTACAGAGCGCATCGAGATCAAGATCAAGCCCCGCAATATTGATCAGGCTGACGCAGAGGCACTCCGGATCAATGGATACACTCCCTACAGATGGAAGCACGCGATCGAAGGTGAGCACGCGGTTACAATCATCAAGCATTTATTTCTTGCACATATCGACGGAATCTTAGTGGGCCACAATGTGAATTTCGACATCAAGTTCCTGCGGGCGTTTGCAGACGAGTTTTATCAAGAGTTTACATTTCCAGTACCGTACATCGACACGCGTGATGTTTGCCGCGTCAATCTTGCCCCTTATGGCTGTTCTAGTATGTCTCTTGATAATATATGCATTTTCTTAGGTTGGAAGCGCAGAAAGGCCCATACAGCGCTTTCGGATTGTGAGGATTGTATTAAGATATTGCGGTGCATGGTTCCACCCTCTCCAAAATTTATTATGTATGTAAAACTCAGAGGCGTGATCGCTAACGTCAAAGGATTATTGTCATGAATATGAAAGCAATCAACAGAGTAACAAGTCGAACGGCTGTAACTGGGATCGGGTCTAGTTTTGATCTGGCAAAGAGGATCGATATAGATATGGAAATGTTCCCACCGTCGCAAAGTTTCGAGGGTTATATGTCTCTTATTACTCTGCAACTTTCTAACATCAATGCAGCGGCAAATATTACGCTCAGATTGTGCAGAGATACAGCCGGCGATCAAATGATCATCACAGATACACAGAGCGACATATTTACAGGCATCACAACGGCGACAAAAGGGACGGCAATATTTGCTCTCAATAGTTTTGTGAAAGTCGCTGAGGCTGGTGATCTTTATGCGTTTGTGAAACTGAATACTGGATCGTGTGATATTGATTTCTGCGAGATCACTTATCAAGGGGATCGATAATGGCTATTGTACAGATCATTAATAGAAGCGGCGGCACATCTGACACCGGGGGCGGAGGTTCTGCGACACTCAAGATCGAGAATCTATCCAGTCAGGTGACAGGCTCAAATATCAACTTCAGCACGTCTAGCCAGTTTGTAGAGGATAGTATTCAAGTGTATTACAATGGAGTGCTTCAGATACAAGGCGGCTCTGATGACTATACAGAAGACGGCGATCGTCGCGGTGTTACGTTTGCGCTTGCTCCTGAGACAGGTACAAAAGTCGTTGTGATATATTCTGAGAGCGCCTAAAACAAGAAAGGGAGCCGAAAGGCTCCCTCTTGTGGTTGGCTGATTAGCCTTTGTATTCGACGACCTCTTCAAAGCCATCCTCAAAAGTCTCACCAAATCGCATATTGCCTTGATCATCCATCATGACGACTGCATATTTGAAGATATATCCAATGCGTGTCAATCGGCTGTCAATGCGGACAAGTAAAGCATTATTAAAAGGTGAAATGTATTCCTCTCTGTATTCCTCAGCGATTACATAAAGTTTATCATCAAGGCGAGAAGTGAGAGCGTTAAGAATTGCATTTTCAATAGACATTGTATTTCCGTTGTTGTAATGATTAATAAAATTTTCCAATCCCTCCGAAATGCTCGCCGCCGTTGTTGCGGGTCTTGGCTTCTTTGGGGTATGGGCTGCGATGTCAAAGAACTAACCTCATTGGCTATATTCTTATAGTAATCTATTCTTTTTCGTATGTCAACATATTTACACAACTTTATTTAATAAATAGTCAGTCAGTTAGACAGATCACCCGCAACTACCGACACTATACACAGATAAAAAAAGAGATCCTCCGCAGGTGATACAGAGGATCTCAGGGGTTGATGAGTGCCGAGGGGATTAGTTGTTAATGAATCCGCGGATCGTCACGCGATCACCGTTAGCCAAATTTGATCCAAAAACAATCCTACCGGCATCGGCGGTTCCATTGTTATCGATTTTGTAATTGTCTTGTGCGTCTGGTGTGTCTTTGTATTCCATTACCAGACCGTTAACGGTTACAGTAAAGAACTGTTTGAACTCAAGATCGACAGACCCTGCCAATTCAAAAGCACGCGTTGATCCGTCGGCGTCAAATGCTTGGAAAAATCCTGCAAAATCCAGATTTTCTGTTTTAATTGCATCGTCTGCAATTTTGGCATTTGTTACAGAGTCGTTCGCCAATTGTGTACTGCTGATCAATCCTGATAGGCTAGAGGCTGGGTAATTTGTAGCATCAGATAGATCAAAAGCAGGAGTTGCATCTGAAGCACCGAGAGCCACAGAAACCCCACCAAATGAAACGCTAGAGTTTGCCAATTTTGCATTGGCGATTGAACCCGCAAGTTGTGAATTGCTGATAGTACCAACGAGGCTCGAAGTCGGGTAATTTGTAGCATCTGACAAATTAAAAGCAGGGGTTGCATCGGTTTCACCGAGTGCAATTGTAACACCACCCAATACAATCCCATCAAACTCTAATTTGTCGTTTGCGATTGAGCCCGCAAGTTGTGAATTGCTGATAGTACCAATGAGGCTCGAAGTCGGGTAATTTGTAGCATCTGACAAATCAAATGCTGGAGTTGCATCTGAAGCACCGAGAGCCAAAGAAACCCCACCAAATGAAACGCTAGAGTTTGCCAATTTTGCATTGGCAATGGAGCCCGCCAACATGGCATTTGTAACGCCTAAACTTTTTACTTGCAAAGCATCTTCTGAGATCTCGATAGATCCGTTATCAACGGCAACATTTAAGGTATTGCCTGACTTTCTCAGAGCATTTCCCGCTGTGATTTGCCCAGCCCCTGAGAATTGAGAGAACACAATATTGTTAGTGCCTACAACGTCGGATCCTTTGTCAGAAGTACACACGAATCCATTGTCGCCGTTTTCAGTTCCTTGCTCGACGAATGTAAATGCGCCAGCCTCTGCGGCACCTGTTGCAAAGTCTGAAGCACGTTGCCACGCTCCCGCTTTACACAAATAAATTCCGTTTTCTGTTTGGGTGCTCTGGTCTTTAACGAGAACACGATCGTCCGCTACAATCGAGACACCATCAATCGTTTGTGCTCCTGAGAGTGTGATATTTGCAGTTGTAGCCGCTTTACAAGAGTCCTTAATGTCAAGACCTTGAGCAACGCCATCAACGTATCCTTTTGACGCTACACGGTTGGCGGCGTCTGTATCGGATGGAGTGGCAACTTGTAATATTGCACTTGTGAAATCAAATGTTCCTGTGGATAAATCTAGTTTTGAGACGCCAACTGCACTATTTGCAATCTGTCTCCCGGTAATTTGAACAGCCATGTTTTTTATTCCTCATGTGTTGTGTTTGTGAGTGTTGTACTCGGTTTAAATGTAAACGCTTGATCGACGTTTTACAGTTCGATTGATGGAAATCGATTGCCTAGGTTTTAAAAACGTGCTGTTTTATTTGCGTAACTAGGCTGTTTATTTGTTCCAATTTTTGTTCAAGCAATGACATGCGTTTGTCAAGGTCCGATATTTCTTTTACAATATCCTCTCTGATCTTGTCTTCTCTGGCCTGTAAATCAGCGATCACCTTGTCGTATCGTGTGCGGAGTGCGTCTTCTCGCTCTTCTGCGCGCCTTTCTCTAGCGTCGCCCCGTTTGCGTTGCTCCATGTATTGCCAGTATAGAAACGCAGCAAATGCGACATTTGATCCGCCATTCATGATAACTTGCATAACTTCGCTTTCCATTACTCCCCCATGATCAACGTGTAAGTGAACTTTTCCCAACCGTTGTGCTCAATTTGCAACTTGCAACGCTGTATAAAATCATAGTATTCATCAGGATCTTGGATGACTTGGCAGCCGGCTGAGTATTGATCAACTGACTGACTGGCTACTATTCTGCTGGCTCTATGTATATTAATTCCAAAGTATCCGCATTCTTCATTTT